AGCGCCGCACTCACAGCCGCACCTCAACCACCGGCACCGACGGCACCTCCCCCGCGTGAAACGACGCAAGCGAGGTCTGAATGCGGTCGGTATCGAACCGAACCGGCACATCGAACTCGAAGCCCGCCGTCACCCGCGTTCCCAGATCCGGCGGCACGTCAAAGGTCAGAACGCCCGTATCAAGGGTTACCCCGAACTCCAGCCCAAAGACTTTCGGGTCCGACGCCACCGCCGCGCTGACCGTACCGGACACCACCTTTCTGATGGTGCGAACATAGGTGTCCTCGCCCGAGACATAGGTCTTCGCCAGCTGAAACTCGCGCGTCACCCCATCCCCGATCCCGAGGAACTGATCCTCCGGCCCCGGTTCCTGCGTGATCGAGGAGGACCGGTAATCTGCCCAATCCTTCCAGCGAAACCCATGCAATTGTCCCCGCCGCGCCTCAAAGAACGCAATCGTCAGCTCCACATCCGCAATGCTGCGCAAACCGAGCCCCGCGTCATAGCGGTGCCGCGACTGCGCCCACGGGCTGTTGCGCTCTTCGAACCCGTTCACCAAGGTGACGATCTCGGTACGCCGTTCCGGCCCCCCCACAGACCCGAAGGACAGGTTCGCGGGGAATCTGATCTCGTGAAATGCCATCTGCCCGCCCTCACCGGTTCCGCTGTCCACGCGCCAGTGCCCGCGCCGCATGTGCGGCGATCTGGCTCTGGCTGCGTTGAAATCCCTGCACATCGGGAGTTGCGATGTTCATCACCACAGTGACGGCCCGACCACCCCCTGCCGTCAGCACGCCGAGCCGACCGTCCGGGCCACGCGCCAGCGGCATGATCGCCTCCGGACCCGCCTCTCCCATCAGCCCCCGTCCGCCTCGCATCGGAAAGCTCGTCGGCCCCGAAACCACGCCCCCCTTCGCGAAGGGCATCACCCGGCCTTGCGCGAAACTTTCACCCCTCTCGAAGGGCAACAACCCGGACAGAAGCGTGTTGACCCCACCGGCCAGAAACCCGCCAAAGGCGTTCTGCACCGGCTTCAGCGCCACGTTGTAAACCTGATCCGACATCGACTTCGCCACCATCCGCAGCGCGTCGCTCAGCTTCGCCCCGTCAAAGACCAGCCCTTCAAACGCCCGCCGCAAGCCCCCCCCGATGCCCGAGGCGAGCGTATTCACCTCGCGCCCGGTAAACAGCATCGTCTCCTGCATCCGCGCCAACTCTCCGTCAAAGGCCGCGACCACGGCGGCCGAGGCGCCCAGCTGCACCTCCAGCACCGCCAGCTGGTCCTGCAATGTCTCGAATTCCGACATATCCATCTCCCGCCCCTGCATCAGGAAAGGACGCGGCCAGTTCTGCCAGCCGCGCCCGCGTCAAGGGCTGGCTCTGCGCCTCCAGCCCCAGCATCATCCGCAATTCCACCGGACTCAGCCGCCAGAATGCCTCGGGCTGAAGGCCAAGGCCCCCGATCCCTGCCCGCATCAGACCCTGCCAGTCGATCCCGCTCATTCCTCGCGCGGCAGCGCAAAGGCCCGCGCCAGCAGTTCCGCCGCCACCCGCGCCGCCTCCAGCGTCCCGCCCCCGATCTCAACTGTCCGAAGATCGGCCGCCGTACCCTTCCAGCCGCCACCGCGCAGTCCCGCGACAATCAGCGCGAGCACGTCGCGGGTTGAAAACCGCCCTTGCTCGAACCTCTCCACCAGGTCGAACAGCGACCCCGTCTCCAGCGCCGCCTCCATTTCCGCCAACGTGCCCAGAGTCAGCTTCGCCATATGCGGCGTGCCATTCAGCCGGATCTCCACCTCGCCCGCCCAGGGATTTGCCATCAAGGAGTTCCCCATCAGATCGCCGTGAACCTCAGCAGCCCTGCCGAGGCGAGCGACAACTCATATGTCGCCTCGCCGTTGTGACTGCCCGCATACTCGATAGCGGTGATCTGGAACGCCCCCTCAATGACCCCGAAACTGGGGATGATCACCTGAAACAGCGGCACCTCCCCGTCAAAAAAGATCTGTCGTGCCCGTTCATCCGTGTTGGCATCACGAAACACGCCGGAGCCCGAGATTTCCGCCGACCGCACCCCAGCCCCGGCCAAAAGCTCGCGCCATCCGCCCGGGCTTTCCAGCGACGTGACTTCGACCTGCTCGGCGTTAAAGCTGATACGGCTTGCCCGCAGCCCTGCGATGGTTACGAACTGCCCGTCGCCGGTCAAATCCACCTTGATCAACAGATCCTTGCCGTTCTGCACAGCCATTGTCGTTCTCCGATCTGATTGTTAGCGGCCCCTCGGCCAATGTCCGCAGCGAAACCTTCGGCGCTACAGCTCCACTCTTGCGCGGAAGGTCATGTCGACCCGCCGCAGGTCGCCATCCCTCGACCGTTTCGCATCGGCCCGAAGAAACTGCAGCGCGACCAGATTGCCCCGCGACATGGTCAACGCCGCGTCACCCAGTAGATCGGCAATCTTCACCGCGATGGTCTTGGCCGCGAGGAACCCTTCGGTGTCGGCAATGACGCTGATCACCATCCTGTGCTCGGCCCCTGCGCCCGACACATCGGACTTGTCTGTCGCCTGCTCTGGCCCGATCAGCACAAAAGTGCCGGTGCCACTGGGTGGGACGGCATCAAAAATGTCCACCCCGACCAATTCCGGGGACAACGAAAGATGCGCGAAGATCGCCGCCTGAAGCGCTGCCGCCGCTGCATAACTCATTTCAGACGCACCTCCCGGGCAAAGCAGGTCAGATACCGCGCTTCGGCATCTCTCTCCGCCACCGCGAGGATCGAGAAGTTCCGGGTACCCTCCCGAAACCGCTGCCCCGCCACCGGTCGCGATGGTGCCGCGAACGGCGCACCTTGCACTGTGATTCGATATGGCACCGAGGTCAGCGTAACCTCTTCCCCCGGCACGTCACGGCCCGATCCGGGCAGCACCTCGGCCCAAAGCTTCCCCCGCTGAACCCAGCTTCGGGTAAACCCGCCTGCCCCGTCCGCCACCCGCTGGATCGCCTCCAACACCAAAAGCCGGTTCAGATTGGGTCCGCTCACGACGCGCCCCCGCCCAGAACACGCACCGTGCGCCAGCGCTCGATCAGCGCGACCACCGTTTGCGGCAGGCCGGCCACCCGCCCTTCTCCGTCATGTCGGCGCTCGTGGAACTCTGCCGCCAGCAGGAATACCGCTTGGGCAAGGTCTGCAGGCACCCCGCCCCAAGTTGCCGAATAGCCTGCGTCGAACCGCACTTCTGCCCGCCCGTCTGACGGCACCCCGGGCAAGAGAACTCCGACGGGAACCACCTTCGGGCGCTGAAAATCCGCGACAAGCCGGTAGGTTGACGCCGCCAGAACCGTCTGTGCCCCCGCCTTGTCGAACAGCGTGATCGACACGATGGCCGTCACCGGCGCCACCGGCAGGGTCTGCTCGCCCGGCCCGCGCCAATCCTCCAGCACAAGCCGGAACCGCCGCGCCAGAAGCACCTTGCCGATCCGTCCCTCGATGGTCGAGATTGCTGCGCGCAGATAACCCTCCACCAAGTTATCTTGCATGCCGTCATCGGAAAACCCGCTGCCAAGCCGCAGGTGATCTTTCATCCCTTGAACGGGCAGTACCGTACCCGGTACTGTCGTCTCTTCGAACAACATCATCATGGCTCTCCGGTAGCTGAAAGGGAAAGGCGCGCGCCGCGTGCCGCTCTGACGGAGGGGATAGAACCCGCCAGCACGAATGCCCCGGCGCGCGCCCAGACTGCGGACCCGCGCCCGCGTCCGGTCGACAGGCGCTGCCTCAGGTCACCGAAATCCGCAGCAGTTTGATCGCGGCAAAGTCGGTGACATCGCCGCCTACACGCTTACTGGCATAGAACAGAACGTTGGGTTTGGCAGAGAACGGGTCGCGCAGGATGCGCAGGTCCGGGCGCTCGGCGATCGTGTAGGCCGACTTGAAATCGCCAAAAGCGATGGCAAAGGCGTTGGCCGCGATATCCGGCATGTCTTCGGCAATCAGCACGCGGTATCCCATCAGCCGCGCAGGCTCGCCCGCCGCCAGACCGTCCGACCACAGGAACCGCCCGTCGGCATCCTTCATCTTGCGCACGGCGCCTGCGGTCTTGGAGTTCATCAGGAACGTGCCATTCGCGCGATAATCCGCCCCCAGCGCATAGACGAGGTTGATGATGCAATCCGCCGCGTTGGTCGTGGCGAAATCCGCCGCTGCCCCCGTCGGTACGTAGCCCAGGTTGCCCCAGGTCCAGCTCGCATTCGCTACCTTGGCAGGCAACAGGATGCCGCGCGGCTTGTCCACGCCATCACCATTGATGAAGGCCGCAGCCTCGGCCCGGATGAACCGTGTCGCGATCTTGCCCGCAAGCCAGCCCTCGACGTCAAAAGCACTGTCGTCCAGCAGACGCTGGCTTGCCTTCGGCATCGCCGACAGCTCATGCAGGCGGATCGAGATCCGCTCCAGCAGTGGCGTTGCAGTTTCGGCCTGCGCGCCGCTTTCCGTCGACCAGCCCGACCCCACTTCGCTGCGATCGATCAGCACATCGAACGATGTCGCATCCACCGTCACGATGTTGGCCACGGCCCGGAGGCTCGAGGTCGACGTCAGCATCGAGCGGATCGTATCCGCCGTCTGCGGGTCCACCAGATAGCCGCCGTCCGCCGCAACCGTAGTGGACAGCGCCTTGCCCTCAGGCGCAAGACCACGCAGCCCGTCATCAGCGCCCGTGCGCAGATAGGCGTTGAACGCCTTGGCATGCGGCTGGTCCATCTCGGCACTCGCCGAAAGCGCGGGGCGCCCGTAGGTCATCGTCTTTGCGTTCAGCATGATCAGTCGCTCTTCCTGTTGTTTCAACGCGGTCTTCACTTCGATCTGAAAGCCATTGAAGGCGTTCAGAAATCTCGACATCGCGGATTTCGCTTCCGCGGCCGGTTCCAGGGCCTGGGGATCATCCATCCCGGCCCGAGCCTCTCTCTCGATCATTATCTTCGTCCTCGCTTGGGTCGACAAAAAGGCCTGGGCGCTACCGGCCCTCGGCCAGGCTCTTGCGCGCCTCTTCAAAAATCAGCGCCAGGCAGCGCCAGGTCTCGTCCATGCCGGTATCGGCCTTGGTTTGCACCCGCGCTTCAGTCAGCATCGGGAAAGTCACAAGAGACACCTCCCACAGCTCCAGTTCCGACAAGAGCCTGCGGCCTTTTCCGTCACGTTCCGCCTTTACCGTGCGATAGCCGATCGACAGTCCGTCAATCGCCCCCGCCGCCAGCAACGCAGCGGCTTCCCGGCCCCGCTCCAACTCCGTGAGGATCCGCCCCTTGACCCACAGGCCCGTCGCATCCTCCCGTACCTCGTCCCACACGCCGATGGGCTGGCGTGGATCATGCTGCCAAAGCATCTTGATCCGCCCGCCCGCGACCGCCAGCCGCTTCAGGCTGGCGGCATAGGCGCCCTTCATCACAACATCGCCGCCCTGATCCTTGCGCCCAAAGAGCGACGCATATCCCTCAACGACGTGCCCGTCCGTCACCGCCAATCCTGCTTCGGGGCGGTGATACTTCCGCTCCGGCGCTCCATCATCCGTCATGCCTCACCTCATTGCCGCTTGAATCAAAGCCTCGGCCATCTGCGTCAGCAGAAAGGTCGCCACACCGCAAACGCCCAGCCAGATGCGCTTTTCCAGCCGCTCCAGCGCCCCGTCGATCAGTTCCAACCGGTAATCGAGCGCCGCCCAGCGCTCTTCGGCCACGCGTTCATTGGCCTCGATCCGGGCCGAAGCCGGATCAAACCCCTCGTACAAAAAGCGCGACCCCTCAGGCGACCGCCGACTGGTCATGCGTCCGACAGGGGCGGCAGGCCCAGCAACACGCGCTTTTCATCCGGGCTCAGAAAATCCGCCGCCCCGACCCGCGCCCATTGCTGATCCCGCTCGACG